AGGTGGCGTTGAGCTGCAGCCGACGCTTGCCAGTAGCAACATCGCGCTCAAGCTGATTGATAGTGCTCTGAGCATCTGCAAGCTCCTGTGTGTACTTGGCGTCAAGCGCTGCAACATCGCGCTGGCGAGTCTGCATATCGGTGATAGTGTCTTTAGCCAGATTTAATTCACGATTAACTTTGGTTAAAGATGCCTGGGACTCTGTGAGCGCTGACCGGTAATGACTGGCGATGACAATAGCGATTGCCAGTAGCAGACTCATTGCAGCGAAGAGGATTAGCTTCCAGTTAAAGGTCATTTTCACTTTCCGCCAGGCACATGGAGCGCTCCATCTCTCGCCGGTTCTGCAATCCCTTCCACTTCATACCGCCTGCATAGACCCAGCGGCGCATTTCTTCACACGCACCTTCCTGGTCGCCTTTGTTCAGCTTGCGAAGAAGCGTCGACTTAGCGAATGCATCGCTGCCTACGTTGAACACGAAGCTGTATAGCGAGGCGCGCTGGTATTCGTTCAGCGGAACCTTGACCAGCCTGTCTACTGTCGCTTTAGCTGGTTGCAGGTCTTTCCACAAAAGCCGGTCACATTCTTTGTCGGTGTAGGTCTTACCGCGAATGATGTCGTTGCCAGTGTGGCCGTCGCAGACAGTCCAGACGCCAGCGACGTCTTTGTAAGCCTGATACTTGCGACCCTCTACGCCATCCTTGCCGCCGATGAATATCGTGGCGATGACCATAGAGCCCGCGCCCGCTGCGGCAATCAGTTTATTTCTCAGTGAGGACGGGATAGCCATCGTTAGTCCTCCTTTGATAACTGCCCGGCTGCGGAAGGCCATCGCTCATACGCCTGAATCTGCGCCAGCGTGGTTTTGCGTTTGTAATACCAGTTGATACCGAACGTCAGTAGCGCCACGACAATACCAGCGATAACGCCTACTGCGCTCCACTCGTCAGGACTTAGCCGGGTCAACAACCCATTAGCCACCGTCCCGGCAGATGCGCCATAAGCTGCGCCAGAAGCTAATTTGCTCATATGTGACATCTCACACCTCCGATAGGAAGTGCTGTGGTGTAGTTAGGAAAGGCCAACAAGGCAAAGGATGCGAGGGTTCATCTGTAATTGATTGCCTGTGGCCTAATACGAAAAAGGCCCGCCGAAGCGAGCCTTGAATATTTGGAGTGATTTGTTTGTGGTGGCCGGTGCTGATCTCCGGCTTGCTAAATTATCTTCGCTTTAGCGGGCCTTTTGCGCATCAGCCTACGCATTCACCACAACGGAAAGCTGCCTGTTTCACAACACGAACGCCCCGCGTAGCGGTTCAATCGTCAGGCAGCTTACCTGTTGCGGTAACAAAAAAAGCCACCGTTGCAACTTAAGAGTCACTAACGGCAGCTTACCTTCTAATTATGGATAAATGGATAATTGCATGTCAAGGCTTTTAACAGCAACATGCTTAACTTTCTCAACACGTTTACGCATTTTGAAAGCATTTTGCATTGGCTGGTATAAAACAAATAATGACGCTTTCAGGATGTCGTCAATTTCGTTTCTACAGGTTGCCAGTGAAGGTTTTCTCCATCCCTCGCCACCACGTCCACACATCTTGCGTGGCTTTGCAGTCGCGTGATAGTAGGATGCAATTGCTCGTTTAGATGAACCATGAGCGTAGTAGCTGAGGAGGATGCCAAAGGCTTTCTTGTCAATGTACATGACGGAATCGACGACCTGAGAAATCAACATTCCATCATCATCATTGCACATTGGCCTGGTCATAATTCTTCCCGGCTCTACGCTCTCCATGAACTTGGCGATAACGCTGCTCATGCGCTTTTCCAGGCGACCTGAATAAACCCATGCGCCCCACAGCTCAAGCCACCCGTTAATCCAGTCGTGCTGCTCTCTGGTAAGGCTCAATTCGCGTACCGTCATGCTGCATCGCCTCCCTCTGGTTTGTTGATGCCAAGCCTGTTTTCCAGCTCCTTACGCATTTCCTTTAAGCGCCGCTCTGTCTCGTGAACGTTGTTAAGCTGCCACTCAACAACCTCAAGCAGCTCCTTATCCTTCTGGCGCTGCTGCGCTGATGAGATATGGGTTATTGTGCTCATACTGGCTCTCCCACCATTGAATCGAGTTGTCGCCTTAACATCTTCAGCGCACCGTCCGGGAATGGCTGGCGTGCTAGGCCGGTAAATATTCCACTGACTTTCCGGTCTCTAAGCCGTGGCAGCAATGCACCTACTGTTGCTCTGATAGTCGAGTTGATTTTGCGGCCGTCTTTCTGCGCCAGCTTTGCGGCCAACTCGACGGTCACCAGGGCATCCAGATATTCCTCGCAGACCTCTCTGCTTACTTCGCTCATGCTGCCTCCATCAATTCGGCTATATCGGGTAATTTCCCGCCCAGCTCGGTCACTACCAAAACGAGCATTCCGCCTTTAACCGCCTGACAGCGCTTGATGCGCATATCGTCTACCTGACCGTCATCCAGCCAGAAGCCCGCACTGGTGAGTGCGTCAAAAACGGCTTTGGGTAGATTGTCCAAATCGCGTTTGCGGTTATCGGGAGGTGCTGCGTGGATGGTGATTCTGATGCGGGGTTGGATTTTGATGTCTAACTTGTGCTGCTGAATTATTTCGATTACTTCTCGTCGGTATCGCTTACCCCAATCGCTGATGTAGTGGATTCCTCTTGAGTGACGCCAGTACTTGTTTACTGAGGGCGGCCATGGAAGCCTGATTATGTATCTAGCCATAGACGTCTCCATCATTGGCGAATTCTCCGTGATATTTTGCGCGAGCTTCTTTTGCTACGAGTTCAGCAAGTTCGATGTCATCAAATGTTCCCAAAAAAAGCCTGCGATGATTAACACCTATTCTAACCTCCCACCCTCGCCGTCCTTTTTTGCGGTTAACACCCTTTACACCAGACGTGTTTCTCTTTTGCATTCCTCTATTTCTAAGGTTTTCAGCCGTGGTCACAACCCGCAAATTATTTATGCGGTTATCTTTTTTGTTGCAGTTGATGTGGTCAATTTCGCCAGAAGGGAGCTCTCCATGAGTAAAAAGCCACGCAAGCCTGTGGGCTTTATATAGCTTTTTGTTAAAGAAAATCCCTACGTATCCGCCTGTCATTTCATAACCCGCCACCTTACCTTTTCTTGCTTTCCCGCGGCTAACGTTCCATGTAAACAGCCCGCTTTCTGGGTGGTATGTGAGTAGCTCTAGGAGATTTTTTTCGTTCATCTCACCGCTACCCTCCCTTCTCGCGTTAGCTTTTGCAGCGTCAGGACGATAGCGCGATCCATTTCAGAACGCCTTTCTTCCCGGCTTAAGTCTTTGCCGTTGTCGATTCGCTCATGACATGGCGGGCAAAGCGCCGCTGTTAAGCTGTCGTCGACCTTAAGGCCTATTCCCTTCCCTTCATTCCGGTGCGCGGCCTGAACTCCATACCGGCCACACAGAACGCAGCAATCTATCTCCCTGACTGCTTGAAGCCATTTATTGCTCCTGAATATCGTCATTTGCGATATCTCCGTTCGGGTCTCGATATACCAGCCATTCGTTGATGCACTCGCCGCAGGCATATACCTCATCGGCATCCAGCTGCTTGCTGCATCCTGCGCAGAGAGCTCTGGCTATGCTCTGCTGCTCGTATGCTTGGGTTTGGGTGGGGTTAAGCATGTTGGCTTTCCTGCATTAGGAGGAAGACAATTGCCACTGCCCGCAAAGGGTTTCTGTGAGTTGCTGAAACTCCAGATTCGTGACTGGCACGCCAGACCGTCCTCCCGGCAGGGGATATGCCTATTTTGTATTTTTTGAGAACCGCAAATAAATCCTCTGCTCTGCGTAATGGGAAGTACCCTGTGGTCTGCACCGTGTTGAACCAATTCCATGATAGTTGAGCGCCTGTCTCATCAATCGGGCTAATCACTGCGCTGTATTTTGGCTTGAGGAAATAGGCTAATCTCACGCTTATTTCCCCATCGCTAAGCTTGGAATAATCAGTCATGTTTCCTCCTGGCACGTTGACGCAGCCACCGGACATCAGCCAGGTGGGCCGTATACGCGTATGTTGGGATTTGAGAGGGAGGTAATTCAGGTTTCTTCTTGCGGCGGGGTCGGACAATGAATATGCAGTTTTCCATTACAGCGACTAGGCTGCTTTTCCGTTTTCGCATTTCAGCGCCTCCAGGCGTTTTCTGCCATACGCCATAAGCTCATCGCGCTCGACGGTCGTCATCCGACATTCGCCAGCTCGCGGCCATGGATGCCAGATGATGAGCATTGATCCCTTGTTGTTGCCGTTTACCGGCTTACCCGTGCTTGCGTTCAGAAATGAGAGCCGCC